CACCATGCAGGGAGTGCCAATTTAGAGAAGTAGGATGCCACAGTAAATGTGAAAGTTATATTCAATGGAGAGTGCAGCTAGATAAATATAACGAGCAGAAGAATATACAGGGAGATGCCTATAAATATGTTGGGGATAACGTAAGAACCATTAGGCACAGGATGAGAAAGCTAAAAGGGTATAGCTGCACTGTAAAAGATTAAGGAGCAAACATGCAAAGAAAATGTCATAGATGTGATAGGTTGTTTACACCAGATAGCCATAACACATGGTGTCCAGATTGTAGAGTAGGCAAACCAGTAGAGCCTAGAAAGACGAAGGAACAACTAGAGCAAGAACGTGAAGCAAGATTAGAGAAAGCATTTAAATACACAAGATACTGTGTGCAGTGCGGAAAGAAATTTCACACTAACAAACGAAATAAAGTACTCTGTGGGGATTGGGTGTGCGAAGATAAACAACGGAAAGGAAAATAAAGATGAGGATACTAAGCATTGGATTTGGGGATAAAAAGAAAGTAAAGTATGAGAAAGTAAATAATGCTGGTATTACTGAAACATATCAACTGGTTACAGAAGATGATTTCAGACCAGAGATATTAGAAGCATATGTAAAAGCAAGAACGCTAGTATTTGAAGTATTTAAAGTATTTAAGCTGTTTGAAGAAGAGTGGATGAAGATTAAATCCATTAACTTTAAATGGCATAAACAACTGCCTAGAGTTATCACAGAAGTTAAATATGTGCTTTTGATAACAAATAAAAAAGGTGATGAATGTACAATTAGTACTTCATGGATCAAAGTAGAAGAGAAACCGCAAGATAAATTAATTCCATTAGTTGAAGAAATTGAGATGTTTGTAAAAGGTGCAAGAGCGCAGGGTAAACTATGGGAAGAAGAATTGGCAGATGATGCGGCTGAGGGTGAAACATTTCACATCAATGATCTAGTACAAGAGGGAGAAGCGGATGATTAAAAACCAATTAATATATGTAGCTCATCCATTTGGAGGAGATAAAGCCAATAAGTATTCCATTGATACAATCATGGAAAACCTAGTAATGATAGATAAGAACAATACATATCTATCACCTCTTCACAATTTCAGCATGTTGTACTTTGATACACAATACTCAAAAGGCTTAAAAATATGTTTGGACATGTTAAATAAATGTGATGCCTTAGTATTATGTGGGGACTGGGAAACATCTAAAGGCTGCATTGGTGAATGGTCATTTGCAATAGCAAAAGGGATGCCAATATATACATGGAAAGAATGGACCGATAAATTAAAGGAACAGGGGAATAATAGCCGATGACTGGAAGGGAATATTTAAATCAGATACGTGATACTGATTTGAATATAAGGTGTAAGGAGAGAGAAATATTTAGAATAAGACAAGATATCATGAGTTTACAAGCCATTGATTATAGTAAGGATAAAGTAAGTGGAGGGCAACCAATTACTATTGCGGATAAAGTTGCAAATCTTGATGCGGTTACAGAAGAGATTATGAAAGAATGGAGTGATTTCTTGCAGGAGAGAGAGCGAGCAAGATTTATGATCAATCAAATTTGTAGCACTAAGCAAAGGATTGTTTTAGTAGATAGGTACATTAATGGATGCACCTGGGAAAAGGTTGCAGAACTAATAGATTGTTCAAGGCAGAATGTTCATAACTTACATAAAAGAGCAATTAAAAATTTCGAGGAAATTTACAAAAAGGTTGCTATTATTTGACACTCAATATATGAGATACTGTATGTGGGCATGGATGAAGAGAACACTTTCAACAAGCCTCCTAGAAAAACTACACACTATTAAGGACTACATCATACACAGGTCGCACAACACTGTATGATGCGGTCCTTTTTAGTTTATATGAGGAAATTGATGAAGCATAAAAGAATTACATCCAAAAAAACGATACAAGAAATTCGGAAGTCATATTGTGAAATATGCGGACAAAGAACAAATATAGAACCACATCATATTAATACACGTGGTAGTGGCGGTGGAGATATTAAGGAGAACTTAATACAACTCTGTACGCAATGCCATATCAATACACACAGTGGACAATATCCAACTAAAGATGATTGCTTAAATAAAGTAGCAGAGCGTGAAGGTATTACATATGATGAAGCATATGCAATTAATCGTAGAGCAATGGGATATGATGTATAAAATATAGTGGCCTAGAAAAAAGGGGATATTTTAAAAAATGGCAAAAGAGTATTCTAAAAATTTCTATAATTCATATAGGTGGAGAAGATGTGCAAAGGCATATGCAGAATCAAAGCTTTATATATGCGAAAGATGCCATGGATTAAAAAGTATCAATAAGGCAGATGGGACTAGACAACGTTGGGTAGTACATCATAAAAAGCCACTAAACCCAAACAACATTAACAATGATGCGGTTGCATATGGTTGGGATAATCTTATGTTCTTATGTATTGAATGTCACAATGCAATACATGCAGAGCTAGATGCTATGACGATACCTACTGGATTGACGAGCGGTGCAAGCCTATTAGTTAGACCGACACGTGGGATGATATTCAACGAGTTAGGTGATTTAGTAGCTGTAAATGATAATGAACATGATAATAATTAACTCCCCCCCATATTTTTATGGTGAAAATATTTTTTTCTACACCGGGGCAGCAGTTTCGTTTAAAACACAGGTCGCACATGTGAGGGGTGTGGTTAACAAAGGAGTGATTGGAGTTGACAAATGAAGAAAAAGAAAAAATAAAAAAGAAGAGGATTGCAGAATATAACAAGATTTTCAAGGAACTTCCACAAGAAAAGAAAAAGTTAATCAGAAAATCAATTGAGCAAGCTGTACACATGGAAATGCAGTTAGATGAGCTACAAATTCAGTTAGAAAAAGTTGGATTTGTGGAAGAATACTGCAATGGAAATAATCAATTTGGTAAAAAAGAATCGACTGAATCTAAGGCATATAACACGTTGATGAAAAATTATATTGCTATCATAAAAGTACTGTTGAGCGAGTTGCCACAGACTAAAAATGAAGATGATGACGAAGAATTTAAAAAATTTATTATGGAACGTGTTAGACGATGAACCCAATCAGAGAATACTATAACCAAATTATTGATGGTGAAATAGTTGTATCTGATCGTGTTCGTAGAGTATACAAGCATTTAGTCGATAAGTTAGAAAACCCTAGTCAATACATTTATGATAAAGACAGGGCAGAAGTTGCAATTGATTTCATTGAGCTATTTTGCAAACATTCTAAAGGTAAATGGGCCGGAAAACCAGTAATCTTAGAGTTATGGCAAAAAGCTATGATTGCAGCATTATTTGGATTTGTTGATAAAGATACTAAAGCAAGAGAATATCAAGAACTTATATTGATAGTGGCACGTAAAAATGGTAAGTCCACTGTAGCGGCCGCAATAGGCCTTTTTTTATTGATTGCAGATGGTGAAATGGGCGCTGAAATATATAGTGCTGCAACAAAGAGAGACCAAGCAAAAATTATATGGGATGAAGCGGCCAAAATGATTAAAAAAAGTAAGTCGCTAAATAAAGTTTGTCATATTCGTGTAAATAGAATTTTGTGTGATGTGAATGAGGGGAAGTTTGTACCGCTTGCATCAGACTCAAATAATCTTGACGGATTAAATGTTCATGGGGCCTTAATTGATGAATTACATGCTATCAAAGATAAGAATTTATATGATGTTATCGTTGATGGTATGAGCGCACGTGAACAACCACTAACTATTATTACAAGTACAGCTGGTACAGTTCGTGAAAGTATTTACGATATTAAATATGATGAGGCTTGTCAGATTGTAGATGGGTATGATGATGAACAAGGCTATAAAAACGAACGCATCTTACCAATAATTTATGAGTTGGATAGTCGCAAGGAATGGACTGATCCTAATTGCTGGGCAAAAGCTAATCCGGGTTTGGGAACGATTAAGAGTGTTAGTCAATTAGCTGAAAAAGTTAAATCTGCACAAAATAATCCAATTCATGTAACTAATCTTCTTACAAAGGACTTCAATGTTCGTGAAACATCATCAGAAGCATTCTTAACTTTTGAACAATTAAATAATACAGCAACGTTTGATATAGAAGCATTAAAGCCTAGGTATGGCATAGGTGGCATAGATTTATCTGCAACCACGGATTTAACATGTGCTACATTGCTATTTATGGTACCTAATGATCCTGTAAAATACGTTAAGCAAATGTACTGGATACCAGAAGATTTATTTGAAAAAAGAGTAAATGAAGATAAAGTACCATATGATGTATGGTACAAAAGAGGATTTATACGAAAATCACCGGGTAATAGAATTGACTATAGGTTAATTGTTGAATGGTTTAAAGAAAGACAAATGGAAGATGATATCTATTTATATAAATGTGGGTACGACGGATGGAGTGCAACATATTTTGTAGAAGATATGAAATCAGAATTTGGACGTTCTGTAATGAATCCAGTCATTCAAGGTAAGAAAACTTTGAGTGGGCCAATGAAAGCACTAGGAGCAGAACTAGAAGCAAAATTAATCAACTATGATAACAATCCTATATTGAAATGGTGTATGGCTAACGTTGAAATAGATGTAGATCGTAATGGTAACATACAACCAACTAAATCTATTCATGCAAAGAAAAGAATTGATGGATTTGCATCAATGTTAGATGCATATGTTGAGTATGAACGAAACCAAGAGGATTACTACAATGTCATTTAAGAAAGGAGGTGAGATGATGAACTATCGAAATATCTTTAATAAAATATTTGGATTTGGAAACACTGATAAATCTCATCTAACTGGCGCAGAGTTTCTAGATGGATATACAAATGTATTTACCCCTTTTAGTGGAGTACCATATGCAGATACGACGTTTAGAGATTGTACAGATACAATTGCTAGACATTTAGGGAAAATGAAACTTAAACATGTTAGAAAAACAAGTACTGGAATGGTACAGGGGTCTATATCTATTAACCACATATTAGGGACAAGACCAAATCCATTTATGACAGCAAGTGAGTTTTTAGAAAAAGTAGTTGCACAAT